CATCGAGGACGATAGCCGCCTGGATGAAGTCCTGGCGCGTGCCAATGACCGATTCGGACAGCCCGGCGTGATGTGCCCGCCGCTTCCGGCGCCGCGTGTGCCTTCCAAGCCGAAAGGGCGCAAGTGAGCCCATTTCGCATCGAAGGCCCTGCGGTGATCTCGTTCTCTGGTGGCAGGACTTCGGGCTTCATGCTCTGGAAGATCCTCGAGGCCCACGGCGGCAAGATCCCGGATGACGTTCGCGTGATGTTCGCCAACACCGGAAAGGAAATGCCCGAGACGCTGGACTTCGTGCAGGAGTGCGGCGAGCGGTGGAGCGTGCCGATCACATGGGTGGAGTACCGCAGCCGCAGCCCGCGCACGTTCGCCGTTGTGAATCACGCGACGGCCTCGCGAATGGGAGAACCGCTGATGTTGGCGATTGACCATCGTTCCATGCTGCCGAACGTGGTTGCGAGGTTCTGCACCATCGAATGCAAGATCCTGACCATCGCGGCATACGCTTGGTCGCTTGGGTGGGACGACTTCGACGTGGCCACCGGGATTCGCTCAGACGAGCCCGTCCGCATTGCCAAGATCCGCGCCAACCCTTCCGGCGGGACAAAAGGCGTGCATCGCTTCATGCCGCTGGTCGATGCCGGGGTTGTCGTCCGTGACGTTTACGAGTTCTGGAAGCGCAATTCGTTCGACCTTCGCCTCCCGAACATGAACGGCATCACCAAGCACGGCAACTGCGACCTTTGCTTCCTCAAGGGGGCGAATCAGGTGCTTTCGCTGATCCGCGAGAAGCCCGAGCGCGCCCTGTGGTGGATGGCCCAGGAGAAGCGCATCGCCAGCGCCGGCAAACACAAGGGCGACGGCGCCAGGTTCCGCAACGACCGCCCGAGTTACGCCGAGATGTACCGCTTCGCGACGGAGCAGCAGGACATGTTCCCGTATGAAACCGAATCCATCGAAGACTGCGCCTGCACGGACTAGCCCATGAAGCCCGGCCGCCCGAAGGAAATCAGCACCGCCGCACGCGAGCGCATGAAGCAGGACAGTTGCGAGAAGTGCCGGCATCTGACGACGGCAACCGGCCCGAAGTGCCGCTATGGCCGCGAGCTGGTCCTGTGCGCCGACTTCAAGGACGTGTCCAAGGCCACGCCACGCGCCGAGGGCGGCATCGTGCGCCTGTACCACTACCCGGCATGACTATGAACCGGCGCGGCTTCCTCGGATCGATCCTGGCGCTCGGCGCAGCCCCTGCCATCGTGCGGACCGATTCGCTCATGCGGATCGTGCCGCGCGACCTTGTTGTCCTCGCCGCGCCGATGAATATGGATCAGGTCACGCGCGAGGCTCTTCGGATCGCGTGGAAAAACCGGATCTTCATTCTTGGAAGCGCCAGCGGATTGTACGAGTTCGGTGAGGTGCAACTAGCCAATTCGTTCACACCGACCGGAGCGAAGATCGAGATGACGCAGACGATCAAGTTCCGGCGAGACATACCGTACAAGAGGATCGGAGCTTGAACACGCGCCCGCAGCCCACGGCCCCGGCCATTGGCGCCACCGTCCGCACGCCTACCGGCCGCCCGGCCATCGTGATCGAGCTGCATCTGCCCGAGCGCGAGGCCACCGTGCAATGGATCGAGGACGGCGAGCGCGCAAGGTTCAAGTGGGGGGTGCTGCGGTGAACATCGAATTCCGCGTCCCTATTGTCCCCATAGGCACGGCCCGCGCCCACGTCACCGCTCGCGGCACCTTCACGCCCACCAAGACGCGCAACGCCGAGGCCGCCGTCGCCCTCATCGCCAAGGGGGCCATGAATGGGCGCCAGATCGCGCTAGGGCGCGTCATCGCCGCCATCGAAGCCGTCATGCCCATCCCCGCCAGTTGGTCGAAGGCGAAGCGCCAGGACGCCATCTCGAGCGTCGTCCGGCCAACCGGGCGGCCCGACGCCGACAACATTTCCAAGCTGGTCCTCGACGCCTGCAACGGGATCGTCTACGCGGACGACTCGCAGATCGTGGATCTCACCGTAACCAAGTTCTACGGGACCGAGCCGGGCATCACGGCGCGGTTCCAGTGGGGGGAGTAGATGGCACGCATCCGAACAATAAAACCCGATTTCTGGACCGACGAGAAAGTGGTCGAGCTTTCGGCTTTCGCGCGCCTGCTTTTCATCGGGCTCTGGAACTTCGCCGACGACGAGGGGCGCATGGAGTACTCGCCGAAGCGAATCAAGATGCAAATTCTTCCCGCAGATTCCGCCGAAATCCCCCGACTAATGGAGGAATTGCGCGCGCTCGGGTTGATAACCATCTATTGCGTTGAAAGCATTGACTATTTGCAGATCGCCGGATTTGCAAAGCATCAGAAGGTGGACAAGAGAAGCCCATCTAAATACCCGCCTCCCGCCAATTTCCCCCGAGTCCCGCCGACGGAAGGGAAGGGAATGGAAGGGAAGGGAAGGGAAGGGAAAGAAACAACACCCGCAGTGCCAATTGAAACCACGCCGGATTCGGAACCCCCTGCGGGTGTGGTTCCCCCCGACGGGGGTGAAGCAACCCAAACCCCGCCGCCCGATCCCGCCGTCCACGCGGCAGTCGAAGCCCTGCGGGTTGGCCTCGCAGTCGGCACCGCGCAGCACGAACGAGCCGGGGAGCTTTGGGGCGTCATGTCCGCGAACGGCGTCAGGGGCACCGCCTGCCATCCGGCCGTGGTCGAGATGGTCCGCGATGGCGTCACCGTCGAGGAACTCCGCAAGGCCATCGCCGAGGCGAAAAAGTCGAACGAGGGCCAGCTATCCCCGCCCTACCTAGCCGCGATCATCGAGCGCATCCGGACCGGCCCCTCCAAGCCGAACGGCAAGGCTGCCGCCTGGGCAACCGACGAGCGCGCAACCGAGGCCAAGGCCCGCGAACTCGGGCTCTGGCCGGCAAGGGGCGGCGAGTCGTGGGACGGCCTTCGCAACCGCATCCGAACCAAGCTCGCAACCAAGGCCGAGGAGTCCGTCCGATGAGCCGCTGCAACTGGATGTCCGACGGCGAGCAGTGCGAATTCCCCGGAACGCGCGCCGATTCCACCCTGGGCGAGTGCCGCTGGTTCTGCGCCTACCACGCGCGCAGCCAGAGCCCAGCAATGGCCTCGCAGATCGTGGAAGCCTCGCAGCGATGGGCCTCCATGCCGAACAAGGCCGAGGCGTGGGTTGATCGCCGCAGGCGCGAGGTCTACGCCAACGAACCGCCAGCCGTCAAAGCCCTGCGCGAGCGCCTTTGCCCCATTGAACACCTCGCAGTAAGCCCGCTCGCCAAGTGGCTCCCGAAACCCATCCGCCAGCCCGGCGAGGACGACCAGGAGGCCGCATGAACTCCACCGACCGCATCCGGCTGCAGCGCAGGTTCGCCGCCCGGCTGTCCGAACTCGGCTGCATCGCCGTCTGGTACTGCCGCGAATCCGGCAGAATCCACGTCCGCTCCGAGCCCTTCGACCCGGCCACCGTCCACGTCAACCTCCGCGGCCGGCCAGCCATCCCCATGGACGTGATCCCCGTGGGCCACTACGCCGAACCGTTCTCGTCCTCCGCGTTCCTAGACGACCTGGACGAGGCCATCAGGCGCCACGAAGTCCTGCGCAAGGTCGCCTAGTTATCCCAAACCCGAACTGCGTTCGGGCCAAATTGCGGGCGTGGAAACCCCGACCCGACTTCGCGAGCGACCCTATGACCCGGAACTTGCCGGGCAGATCCTTGCGAGACTGGCAGCCGGCGAATCCCTCCGGGCCATCTGCCGCGACGACGGGATGCCACGGATTCAGGCGATTTGGGAATGGCTTGCAACGAGCCAAGAATTCACGACCCAATACGCCCGCGCGCGCGACCTCCAAGCCGACGCCCACGCCGACGAAATCACCGCACTTTCCGACGAGGAACCGCCGCAAGTCGTAGCGCAGGACGGCGCGGCCCGTGTCGATGCCGGGTGGGTCACGTGGCAGAAAAACCGCATCGACGCCCGCAAGTGGGTCGCCTCCAAGCTGAAGCCGAAGAAGTACGGCGACGCGGCCACGCTGGCGCTCACGGGGGCGGACGGCGGGGCAGTTGATGTCGTGACGACGGTCAAGCGCCTACTGGTCGATCCGCAGGCGCCCAAGTGACGGCCGAAGGTTCGGTCCTCGAGATCCCGACCGCGCGCGTGTTCCAGCCGCTCCTTAAGCCTGCCCGCTACCTGGGCGCCAAGGGTGGGCGGGGCAGCGCGAAAAGCTGGTTCTTCGCCGGCCTGATTGTCGAACTCGCCTACTGCCAGAAGCTCGATGTCGTGTGCATCCGCGAGGTGCAGGACACGCTCGACCAATCGGTGAAGAAACTCATCGAGCAGACGATCCAGCGGTACGGGCTCGGCCAATTCTTCGACGTTCAGCGCGACCGCATCCTGTCATCGCGCGGCGGCCGGATCATATTCCGGGGCATGCAGGACTTCAACGCCGAGAACATCAAGTCCCTGGAAGGCTTCGACATCGCGTGGATCGAGGAGGCCCAGACGATCTCGCAACGCTCGCTCGACCTCCTGCGTCCGACCATCCGCAAGGACGGCAGCCAGCTTTGGTTCAGTTGGAACCCGAACAGCGAGGATGACCCAATCGAGCAGTTTTTCGCGCCCGACAACCGGCCGAAGGACTGCATCGTCGTCGAGGCGCACTACTGGGATAACCCTTGGTTCCCGAAGGTGCTGCGCGACGAGATGGAACACGACCGCAAGCGCGACCCGGACAAGTATCAGCACGTCTGGTGCGGCGCGTACAGGAAGATGTCCGAGGCGCTCGTCTTCAAGAATTGGCGCGTGGAGGACTTCGAAGCCCCGCGCGGGACGACCTTCCGCATGGGCGCGGATTGGGGCTTCGCGAACGATCCGACCGTGCTGGTGCGCGCCTATCTCCAGGGCGAGCGCGAAATCCGCATCGACCACGAGGCCGGGATGGTCGGATGCGAGATCGACCAGACGCCGGACCTGTTTGACCGCGTGCCAGACGCCCGCAAGTGGTTCATCACGGCCGACAGCTCGCGTCCCGAGACGGTTAGCTACATGCGGGCGCACGGGTTCCCACGAATCAACTCGGCCATCAAGGGCAAGGGCTCGCTCGAGGATGGCGTCGAGTTCCTGAAGTCCTACGACCTGATCGTGCATCCGCGCTGTGCGGGCCTTATCGCGGAACTCAAGAGCTACGCATGGAAGGTGGACCGGCTGACCGGCCACGTCCTGCCGGTGCTGGAGGACAAGAACAACCACTACATCGACGCCTTGCGCTATGCCTGCGAGGGCGTGCGAAAGGCTGCGAAGGCCTCACCGAAGCGCGAGAAGGCAATTCGCCGTCCCGTCGTCGGCGGCTGGATGGGATAAGCCATGGCACGAATCAAGAAGCCCGAGACGGTCGAAGGCGAATCGAAGCCGAGCGGCGATACAGCGCGCAAGGATGCGTTGCTGAAACGCGCCAAGGACCGCTACAAGGTCATCGAGGAGTACTGGGCCGACAACCGCAAGCGTGCGCTCGATGACATCAAGTTCCGCGCTGGCGACCAATGGCCCGAGGCGATGAAGAAGCGCCGCGACGACTCCAACCGTCCCGCGCTCGTCCTCGACAAGATCAACCAGTACGTGCGCCAAGTGGTAAACGATGGCCGGCAGAATCGCCCCGCCATCAAGTTCAGGCCGAAGGGCGAGGGCGACGAAGATGTGGCCGACGCTTTCCAGGGCCTTACGCGATCGATCCTCATGGCGTCGAACGCGGACCAAGCCTTCGATACGGCGCTCGACCATTCCGTCGGGCACGGGTTCGGGTACTTCCGCGTGTTGACCGAGTACGTCAGCCCCAAGAGCTTCGACCAGGAGATTCGCATCGAGCGGGTCCGCAACTCGCTCGCGGTGCTGCTCGCACCCCACCAATCCGCAGACGGGTCGGACGCCGAGGATGGGTTCGTCGTCGACACGATGCCCAAGAGCGTCTACAAGGCGAAGTGGCCGAAGGCGAAGGATGTCGAGGCCAAGTCTAGCGATTGGGGCGAGGGCTGGATGACCGACGACGACGTGCGCGTTGTCGAGTACTGGTACAAGGAGCCGGCCACAGAGACGATCTACCAACTCACCGACGGCGTGACGGTGACGAAGGACGAGTACGAGAAGGCCATCGCGGAGGGCGTGCAGGACATGATGCCCGTCAAGGAAACGCGCGAGGCCAAGATCGACAAGGTGAAGTGGTGCCGGATGACGGGCGCCGAGATCCTTGAGGAGCGCGATTGGGCGGGGCAGTACATCCCGATTATCCCGGTTTACGGGACCGAGACGGACATCAACGGCAAGGTCGAGTATTCGGGTCTGTATCGCATCGGCAAGGACGGCCAGATGCTTTACAACTTCGCGCGGACGGCATTCGCTGAACGGGTTGCGCTGACGCCGAAAGCCCCATGGGTCGCGGCAGTCGGCCAGACGGAAGACGATCCGAATTGGGACACGGCGCACACCGACAACCACGCGGTATTGACGTACAACCCCGTCGAGGTTGGCGGGACTATCCTGCCGCCGCCCAGGCGCGAGGCCGCATCTGACATCCCGGCCGGTTTCGCTGCCGAAATGCAGCACGCGGAACACGACATTCAGAGCGCGCTTGGCATGTACAACGCGACGCTCGGGGCGCCGTCGAACGAGAAGTCTGGACGCGCGATCATGGCCCGCCAGCGTGAGGGAGATGTCGCCACGTTCCACTATCACGACAACCTGAACCGGGCCATCCGCTATCTCGGCCGGCAGCTTCTCGACCTGATCCCGAAGATTTACGACTCCCGGCGCGTGGTGCGTCTGGTGAGCGAGGACGGCGAGGCTGACGAGGCCTATGTCCAGGCGCAGCCGCTTCCCGGTGGCGTCCCGAAGGCCGACATGGATGGGCTCAAGGTGTTCAACCTGGGCGCGGGCGAGTACGACGTCGAGGTCGATACCGGCCCGAGCTACACCACGAAGCGCATGGAAGCCTTGGACGCGCAGCTCGAGATCGCGCGCGGCAACCCGCAAGTGATGATGACGCACGGCGACCTGATGGCCAGGAACATGGACTGGCCGGGCGCGGAGGAGTGGGCCGAGCGCACCAAGGCCTTGATGCCGCCAGAGATGAAGGCCGCCATCGAGAAGGCCGAACAGGCTGAAGAAGGCGAGGAAGACCCGAAGATCCGCGCCGTTGTCGAGGCCGCACAGGTGGAGATCGATCAGCGCGAGGAGGCCTTGCAGCAGGCGCAGCAGATCGTGGCCGAGGCGCAGGAGGCGTTGAAGGCAGCCGAGGCAGACGCCGATGAAGCGCGCCGGATGTCGGACCTTAAGGCGCAGGAACTCGATATCAAGGATTACGAGGCCAAGACGAAGCGACTGGAGTTGACCTCGGTTGCGATGACGCCGGACCAAGTGATGGCAATCGTGCAACAGACGGTTGTGCAGGCGCTCACGCCCGATGACATTGCCGGGGCGCCCGTTGACCCCGTGCGCGCGCTTGCCGAACAGGTGCAGGGCATGTCGCAGGCGATGCTCCAGGCGATGGCGGTAAACGCGGAGCAGTCCGACAAGCTGGTGCGGGCCGTGCTGGCGCCGAAGCGCCGCATTCCGAACCGCGATCCGGGAACGGGGCTGGTGCTGGATGTGATGGAGGTTCCCGAAATGCCGATGGAAGACGGAGGGATGGTGCAATGAGCGAACTCAAGGGGCAGACGGGCGAATTGCGAATGACCGTCGAAATCACGCGCAAGGCTACTGGCAAGGTCGAGACGGTGGAACTGATCGGCACGGTGACGGGCGAGGAGCCCACGGAAAAGGAGCAGGACGATGGCAGTCACGCATAGCACGGCGGCTCGCGATGCCGCGACGGACGCGGTTACGGCCCTGATCGGCGCGAGCGGGAACCTTGTGTTCCGGCTCGCCGGTAACGTCGGGGCGCCTGGAACTGCGGTCGCCACGCTTCCGCTTACGGCAGATGCGTTCGGTGATTCGTCATCGGGAACAGCGACGGCGAACGCGATCACCTCGGATACCAACGCGACGGGTAATGCGAGCGCGGTGGCGACTGCCACGCTCCAGACTTCCGGCGGGACGGTGGTGATCCATTGCGCGGTCACGGCGTCATCGGGCGACATCGACATGACGAACGGCCTCACGGTGGCGAGCGGCGACACGGTTTCGTGTTCGTCCCTGACCTACACGGCTCTCTCGGCGTAATCCAATGGCCGTAGGCATTGATTCAGACACCGACTACCTTACGCGAGGATCCATCCCGAGCGGTGGCGCGGGGACGCTTTCGGATGGTGGATTCACGAACTGCTTCGTCGGCGTGTGGCTCTATCGGCCGTCGAGCGGGAACTCGAACGCCCTCACCTCCGAGGGTTACATCATCCAGTTCAAGTCCGGCGCGCGCGAGGTCAAGCTAGGCTTCGACAATACGTTCGGTGCCGGCACCGCGTCCGATCCGCTCCTGCAGATCATCTTCAATTCCGGCGGCGGCACGGGCGCGGCGCAGACATTCAGCGGCGCGAACTTTCTGGACGAGTGGGTCTACTACTACGTCCTCGAGAACTCGACCGTGGGACAGGAGGCGGGCTATATCCGGCTATCCGACCTCGCGACGGCGACCTACATCCGGCGCGCGAACGACAACGCGGGCTCGCAATACACGAACACGCTGACCATCGGTAACGACAGCACGGCCGCCTTCTGCGTGTTCGGCCATTACGCCTACGCGCGCGCCGTGTACGGGACGGGGATCGACACGACCGACGCGCTCGCCTATGCGGCGGACTCCGCTCCGGTTAGCGGCGATTGGGGCTTCTGGCCGCTCGCCGACAACACCGACACGGGCGACGACTCTGGCAACGGCTACGACCTCACATTTGGCGGGACGCTTTCGAGCGAGACGAGCCCGACGTTCACGGTTCCCTCGGTGCCGAAGCGATTGATGCTCATGGGGATAGGCTAAATGGCTGACAACGTAACGCTGAATTCAGGCACTGGTGGGGCGGTTGCGGCGACCGACGACATCTCCAGCGTCCACTACCAGCGGATCAAGTTGATTCACGGCGCGGACGGGACGAACGACGGCGACGTTGCGACGGCCAATCCCCTTCCGGTGCGCGTGCTGGCCGTGGCTGCGAACGGATGCGACGTGTTCCGGTCGATTGACCTGGACGAGACGGAAGAGGAAGTAAAGGCGAGCGCGGGCGTGGTCTTCGGCTTCTGGTTCTCCAACCTGGCCACCTCGACGCGGTTCCTGAAGTTCTACAACGCGACCGCCGCGAGCGTGACGGTTGGCACCACGACGCCCGTACTCACATTGGCGCTGCCCGGCAACGCGACCGATGACGTATCGGGCGTGATCGCGCTCGCGCAGGGCGTCGGGTTCTCGACCGCTATCACGGTGGCTGCGACAACTGGCGTGGCCGATGCGGATACGGGCGCTCCGGGGGCGAACGAAGTGCTGGTCAACATCTTCTACAAGTAGATCATGCCCCGCTACGTCGAAAAAACAGTCGCGCAGTCCACAGCCGATGCGATGTTCAACTCGGGTGGGATCAACAATCTCATCCAAGCTAACAACGGAGACCTGTATCTGGTCTACATAGACTCGGGCTCGGACGTTGCGTTCAAGAAGTCCACGGACAACGGATTGACGTGGAGCAATTCGACTATCGTCTTCGCGGGCACCGCAGTCGCGCTGTCGGTGTGGTTCGACCGCTGGAGCAACATCGCGGCGGGATTGATCCATTGCGTCTACACAGAGAGCGCGACGGACGACACGCTCTACCGCACGATCAACACCGAGTCGAGCGACGCGCTTTCGACGCAGACGGTGATCTTCGCAGGGGCTTCGACGGCGACGACTGGCTTCCTGTCCGTCACCCGCGCGGTGGGCGGGAACGTCTACTGTCGGACGTGTATTGACGCGGGCACGGAAGGCGGTTTCTACCGGCTGCCGACCGCCAACGTGCCGAACGGCGCGTGGGATGCGGCGCGAACCATCAACGAGGCCAATGCCGCGAACGATGCCATCATCCTGCTGCCCGACTACGATGCGGCCGACACGCAGGACATCATGGCGGTCTTCTGGGATACGAGCGCGAGCGAGATCAGCCGACTGCTCCACGACGATTCCGCGAACTCGTGGAGCGAAACCAGCATCGCAACGTCGATGACGAAGGTTTCATCGGCGACCAGCTTCCGCGCTTTCGATGTGGCCTACGACATTGCCAACACGCAGCACTATCTCGTCGCGTGGTCGGCGCGAGACGCGGCGAACGCGGACTTGCGGTTCTGGACGATTGACTCCGGTTCGATCACGGAAGGCACGAACGTCGTCCTGAATTCAACGGATGACCAAGACCTCTGCGCGGTCAGCTATGACGCGGCCACGGGCATCATCACCGTCTTATACGCGGGCGCTTCGGCGGGTGGTGAAACGGTGCAGACGGCGCTCTCGGTCTACTGCAAGCAGTCCACCGATGGCGGGACGACATGGGGACCGGAGACGAAGGTGATTGCGGGAACGCGCACCTACAACATCCCGGCTATCTGGACGAGTTCCCGGCACACCGGCAAGGGGCGGATGCCCCCGGTTGCCTTCCTCAACAACGCAACGCTGGAGGAGATCATGGTCGTCACGGACATTGTCCAGCCTCGCGCCAGCTACCAACTTTTTGGGTGATCTATGGCTGCCCCTTGGAATCCGCCCGTAAAGAACGAGGACTTCGAGTTCGACGTGAGTTTGGAGGACTGGCTCAATCCCGGTCTCTTCAAGGCGAACCCGACCCTCGCGGCGGGCGACGTGAAGATCATCAAGAACAACGGCGCGGCGGCGAACCTGACCACGCTTCCGACGATTGAGCCCGCCTCGGGGAAGATCGTGCGCGTGCAGGTCAGCCAGACGGAAATGAACACGGACAAGGTCACGATAATCTTCTCCGACCAGACCTCGCCGCCCGAGTGGGCTGACCTAACCATCGCCATCAACACTTCGGTGTAGGTCTGGTCATGGCCCGCTCTCGCGTATTCCTCGGGTGGGCGCATTCCTCTGGAGCGGTAACCCACGCCACGACCGGCGTTCTAACCGGCCAGGGTGCGGTAGTCGCTGGAAGCGCAGAGGCACATAGCGGCAGCGAGGGGACGGGGCTATCGCTCCTTTTCGGCTCGCTCCTGGCGTCTGCCGGCGGGCCTGTCACCCATGCCACCACGGGCGCTCTGGCTGGCCCAGGGGCTACGCTTGATGGTTCGGCCACCCGTTTCCGCGCCCATGCAACGAGCGGCGTGCTGGCGGGTCAAGGCGCGGACATCAATGGCACGGCGACGCGCTTCCGCGCTCATGCGTCATCGGGAACGCTGACCGGCCCCGGATCGTCCCTAGATGGCAGCGCGAGCCGCTACCGGGCGCACACGACTTCCGGCGCTCTCGTCGGCCAGCTTGGCGATGTCGTCGGGACTTCGGCGCGGTTCCGGGCGCACCAGACAACCGGCGCACTCACCGGACCCGGCGCGGTCATCGTTGGAGCGGCTGACCGGGCAACACCCGGCGCGACACACGCGACGACCGGAACCCTTGTCGGGCCGGGGTCGAGCCTTTCCGGGGTTG